AGCTAAACTGGTTTGGTCAGTTTGTCAAGCCCTGTTCCGCGATATAGTCGTCCACGATATGTTCCGCGATTTCTTCCCAATTCACGCGACCCAGTAAAACCGTAGCGAGATCCAATGCCCAGCCTGATGCCTGATCCTCGATGATTTCAAACGCCGTGCTTTCAATGTAGCCAGCCACCGTGTCCACGAGCGTATCACGTTCCTCTGCGATGTTCTCCATCCCATACGCCTCGTGCTCCACGAATTCCTGCATATCCAGTCCATCCACCAGTTCCAGATTCGCCTTCCACGTTTCGAAATTCGTCCAGCCGTTGTATCCGTTTGTCATCTTTTCTCTCGTTTGAGTGTATACTGAAGCTTAAACTGGTTTGGTCAGTTTGTCAAGCCCTGTGCAACATGATTTTAAAATCATGTAATATGTCGCCCAGCTGCGTGAAGCGCATTTCATTTTCCATGCTTTCTGCCACCATGTCGAACAGCATGCGCGTGATTTGCGTTTTTTCTGCTTCCGTCGCGTCTGCATTGAATGTCAGCATGATTCGGAGTTCGGTGTCGTTTTTCATCATATATGGAAGCTAAAACGATTTGGTCAGCTTGTCAAGTGCCAGATTGAAAATCGCGTAAGTCGTTGGTGCGTAAGCACTTAGCCTCCGGCGCGAAGCGGGGGAGGTTTACATAATACCCATTATATGACATCCATAGGAGACGGAATCACGTAAGTCGTTGGAATATAAGCACTTGCGGAGGTTTACATAACCAGTTATATATGTCATGAATTTTATCTGAAAAATGCGATATCTCAGTGCTGAGATTCTCACCGCTAAACATCTCAGTGCTGAGATACTTACCGCTAAAATGCTTAGTAATAAAATTTTTAAGCAAAATTTTCTTGCAAATAAAAAATTTAAGCAAAACCACGCTCCACAGCAACCTCAGCAAAAAATTTTCGATACCGAGCAGAGCTGTGCTGAGGGACCTGTGGAGGGCTGCAGCTTAAAAATCGCGGCGCTTCATCTCACGGAAGAGCGTGTCAGCATCCACATCTGAGACCTCCCAGTCACGCTCCCCGGCAGCATCTATATAACGCGCGCGCCGTGGAATTTCTTCTTCAGGCGTGGCAATCTTATGCTTCACCTTCTTCTGCACCTGCTTCATCAGCTTCTGCATTTCCTTCTCAGCTTTCGTCATCTTCTTTCCCGTGTTCTTCATATCATATCCCCGTTAGTGTAGGTGCTGCGTGTATACATGAATATATATCGAGCGTATGGGGAAATCAACCCGCACTTTTTTCTGTGACCATCCCGCGTTTTCTCCCGCATTTTTTCCCGCACTTTTGCCCGCACTTTTGGATGCAAATTTACCCGCGTTTTTAGCTGGCTATCTGGTAAAGTTCCTTCCCGCATTTTCTCCCGCACTTCTCGCTTTTCCTATATTAATCATATAAATATCATATCTAGTCTTGGAACATATGTTTCTGAAGTTATCAACATATCCACATTGTTATCAACATACCTCATGGCAACTACTATTCATCCTGATGACATGCGCTTCTGCATCAGTACTATACGCTTATTAGCATCTCGCAGTAGAGCCATGCGTGCCAGAGTAGGATGCGTCATTTGGCATGACGAAAAGCGTTCCATAGTGAGTATAGGATATAATGGTACTCTTCCCGGAGAAGATAACATCATGGAAATGGATAATAAAACATTACCTAGCGTGATCCATGCTGAGGATAATGCATTGCGGAAGCTCTCAGGATGGGAACGTTTCTGGCATAGCAAATATTATACAGTATTTGTGACTCATACGCCGTGCTTGAATTGTGCCAAGCTGATAGTGGATGCGGGTGTTCGGCGCGTGTATTACTTGGACAATTATGGCAGTCATGCGGGTGTGGAACATTTACAGAAGCATCAGGTGGAAGTGATGCGGTTGATTCAAGCATGACCTTTCTGTATCAGGAGGGGGAATGTGTCGTGGTATCGGATCTGCCACCTAGAGAAATGCGAAAAACACACCCGAAGCGTGAGTTCCTGACACAGAAACATCAGGTGCAAGACATGTTGGCGTATGTAAAGAACATGAAGTGCTGCGTTATCATGGAAGTGAAGCGAACACATTTTGGACATACACCTGAGGGGCGAGAACGCATCCGAGAAGCCAAACGGGGCGATAGAAACCCGAATAGTAAGGGATTATCTGACAGCCATAAGCAGAAGATTGCGCGGGCGATGCGTGTGCGGCGCGGGGAACATCATCATTTCTATAACATGAAGCATTCCAGCCGAAGCAAATTGAAGATTAGCTGGGGCATGCGGAAGCTGCCGAAACGGCGCTGGGCAATAGATGATGCAGGCAATGAACATTTCATTTTTGCACATATGGAATTGCCCCCAGGATGGACCTGGGGGCGCAAACGTGGTGCTGGGCGTCGAGGATAGTTATCCGACGATGGTGTACCCTGCCGCCTGAGCGAAGCGATAAACATTGAGCGCTTCCTGGAACGTGATGTTCTTGGCGATGTTACCATTCACCTGTTCCATGAACAACCGAGTCTGGAGAGGAATTTCCATTGAGCTGTTATGGGTGCCCTTGCCGTGCAACATCTTATTGGTGATTTCACCATTCACAATGAACTTCTCGTATGCGCGCTTGGCAGAGTCAAACGTGATGTTATTCTGATTGGCAAATGTCTTGCACATTCTGGTGACACTATCACCTGGGTTGTTCTTCCGATATTCCGTGACAAAGGAGCGGAAGGTGTTCACAAACTGTGAGGTCCAAGACGCCCGAACTCGCATGTTACGACGATTAGCCATGATATCTTCTCCTAGTATGATTAATTGATATTGAGCTTCAGCTTCCGTTCCATCTTCCTGAGCCGCTTATGGGCACCGTTACGCTTGGGCTCAGTCAAGCGCAAATTGTCAGTCAAACTCCCTTCTGGATCCATGGACTTACGAATGGGTTCGAAATTCTCCAAGTCCTCGTATTCCTCGTCCAGATAATCCCACTTACTCATTGCCGTCTTCCTCCAGAAGTTCTGAAATGATTTTGTGAATTCCCATGATTAGGAGCCCGAAGCCGAACACGGCAGCGCCCCACCAGCTTCCTTTATCCCGCATTAAAACCCCCAATTGGTTACGCGGTTCTTCATTTCCAGCTGCTTGGGCGTATGTTCAACACGAACCCAGCTGCCTGCAATCTCCGCCTTCATGATGTCATGGGCATAGATGCTGCCCGTTTCCGTGACCATGCCTTCCACAGTTGCCACACGAATGTCTCCCTTGCGATTGTCTGCCATGGTGGCATACCAGCCATTGGCAAGAAGCACGCGGTTTCCCTTCTTCAGGTCATTCGTCTTGAGCAGCGTCATGTTATCTCCTTGAGTGGTTATCGTATGTTTCATCCCAACAATCTCGACACATTTGCCCTACACCAGTAACATAATACATTCGGTTCATAATGTCAAGTGTTATGGGAACTTTCGTATCAGATTGACAGTACACACATAATTCCGTGTCTTTTTCCCGTATTTGCTTTTGGATGAATGTGCCATCCACATGGGAGCGACGGTGACGCCGGAGATATTTGTTCATGTTAAATACTCGGCAGAGTGCTTGCACTTTTTGCGAAATGTATACCCAGGGCAATCGCATGTGACCCTCCCATTATCATAAATTTGAATAACATATTTTCCTACATGCTTCGTGACAATCTTGGGCGTGACACGGACAGGCGGAATCCATTCAATCATGTCGAGTGAGGTGCCTGCAGGCACCTCAGTCCAACTGGGCACCACAAGTGTCCGACCGTTCAGTACTGTGATAGCGGGGCGACAGTGCCCATGCACCTGAATCTTCACAAGTCCTCGTTGTTGAATTATATATGAAATATATCAAAGCGGCGAGTGTTTGTCAAGCCCCTATAGGCTCATCGGAGATTCCAGCGAATATCGTCAATGATTTCCTCACGAATTTCCTCATACTTTTCGTCTAATCTATCCTCAATGATAGCTTCAATATATTGTCTCATCCGCTCAGGAAGAGCTTCATATTCCATGGCATCCTGTAGCGAAAACTGCTTGATACGCGCCGAGTATTTCATGTATGTTCTCCCTGTTTTTGAGTTATATATGAAATATAACAAAGTGGAGGGCTTTTGTCAAGCCCTCCACTAAGTGCTTATAAATCAACAACTTACGCGGTTTCGTCTCCTGGAGACTCGGAATCGCGTCTATGATGAGGGGAGAATTTCTCCAATCCCGCAATACCAAATGAGCCAATGGTGATCCAAACAAATGATTGATAGATATATTCTTTAATTTCCAGATTCTTGCCTTCCAAGCCAGTGATGACATCCACTGCTGCAATAACCACCATGATGGCGAATGAGAGGAATCCAATAATAGTCTTTTCATTCCAGGTGTTATCATCTTTGAAGATGGTGGAAAACTTTTCAAATAGATTGGTAATGTTCATAACTTCTCCTATTGTGATTTGCAACGAGTAATAAGTTTTTCATCCATGTAATATGGCATGACATGACATTCATTGCGAATCAACATCTCAACTGAACTTTTTAACGCATCCACATCATTCAATAACGATGTAACATTGGTATCCACCGCAGTCAACGTTGCCTGCGTAGTAATCATGTCATCAGTGATAACAGTGAATTGGTGTGATGATGAGGTTTTCAATTGTGAGGTGTTACTAGTCAAGCTATCTATGCGAGCTTGTAATACAGCAATTTGTTGTTCATTCTGTTGTGATAATTTAACATAGAAAAACGTTCCACCAGCAATCAATACACTTAACGATGCAATAACTGACAACGTAATAGCTCGAACGGCATGGAATGTTTTATTCGGAATGAACATTACTTACGACCTCGACGCCCTTTGGAAGTCATGGTGGTCTTGCCTTTAGATACTGACAAATGTTCTCCTTCAACTTCAACATTCAATGGTTCGTTGGCGTCATCCAATTGCTTAATAAGATTCTTGATGATTTCAATTTCAGGCTTTTCTTCTTTTTCTTTTGTGCCTGTGATGCCTGCTAACATGGTGATTAGCGCCATTACTGCTGTGGATACTAGACCAATTACAGCGGGCAATGATTCTGTGGGTAGAAACTTGCTGGATACCACGCCTACCACAACTAACAACACAATCCAAGGAATGGCACTTTTGCCAATATACTTACTGGCAACTTCTTTTGCTGTGGATTTGGATTCCAAATGCTTGATTTCAATTTCAGCACGCTTCAGTTCCAATTCAGCAAGCAACTCTTGTTTTTTAAACTCAATATCAGCCAATGTTTTAGTATGCTTGATATCTTGCTTCATGTGTTCTCCGTGAAAAGGGAAAGCCCGCGACTCTTGATTCATGATAATAAGAGTCACGGACTTTCGGTTGTACCACTATTTATACGATATCAGGGTGCGTATAACACTTCCTTCAATCGGTCAGCAGCAAATGACGCGGCGAATGCCTCTGGCTTGATTTGTGGCGTCATTTGACAGACACCGCGGATATATCCAATGGCTTGCTGCACCACAGCATTACTAGCATGTTCTTCTCCTGGATTGATATCTAGGTGAATTTCCACATGACGGTCAACTAATGCATCTGCCAACTTCAAATATAAGTCAGCCACCTTATATACTTCTGTCATCAGACGCACTACAGGCTTGTCTTGGCGTTGGTCATAATCCACTTCCGTTTGCACTTCACCAAAAATCTTACAGCCATGCCGCCCGCTCTTGTGGACCACAACAGCCAGTGTGTAGTCAGCCATCCATTTGTTGTTCTTACGATAACGTTCTGAGTCGGCTCCTAGATACACTCTGGTGTCAGGAGTTTGTTCGTTAATGAAAGCAATAATTTGCTCAATGTCCATAGGCTTTCTCATATCTTCTCCAATCCTATGAAGGGCGAGACAGGATTCGAACCTGCGATGGAGTTTCCTCTAGGGTTTTGCAGACCCGTGCCTTCAGCCGCTCGGCCACCCGCCCATCGGGTGATAGTTACCTGCTACGTTCATGAAATATACTTATCTAATTTTATTTGTCAAGTGCGCTCGAAAGGATTCGAACCTTTAACCGTTGGTTCCGTAGACCAATGCTCCATCCAGTTGAGCTACGAGCGCATAAGCTACCAACCAGGATTGAACTGGTGACCTCCGCTTTACCAAAGCGGTGCTCTACCGACTGAGCTATGGCAGCACTTTATTCTTTTACAAAAGCTGTAGATTCAGGTGAAACGCCAATTTGTTCCACATAATATTTTTTATGATTCACACGCAAATCAATAGGTAAACTCCAATTGGTGAATGAATCTTCATACCAACGCACACGATTGTTCGGCATGGCAGCAAGATATCCTTCATCAGATACAAGCATATTGAAGCTCTTATCCTGTTGCGGAGCATTGGAATATCCATCTCCATCAAATTCAATAGCCCAACCCAACCCACGACCCCGATATGTGTTGCCATCACTATCACGCCACTCGGCAGACATACCATCACAATATGTCATTTCAACAATTGAAAATTCCGTACCAAAACATCCCCATACTTGATGTTGTGTCAATCCTAGTGCAGATGGAAGCATTTTTGTTGGGTCTTGCCCTACAATTAAACCATGAATAGGAATACCACGATATTGTGCTCCACACTCTAACAAAACAGAAAATGTAAGCGGTTCACACGGTTTACATGATACTGCATGAATAACACACCTTTCAATGCCGATTTTGGTATGATTTGTAACAAACTCACGACGAACATATCCATATAGATGTTGAGGTAATGAAGCAGTTAAGCTATGCATAATCAGCGCGGAAAATACACAGCCTTGGCTGTCATAAGCTTATCCTTTTCATCTTCAAAAAATCCTGCGGCAAGTTCGTGAGCGCCCATATACCAAGAATCATTGTAATTGAGGATGATGTCAGTTTCAATAACCATATCAACATCATGCAATCCTCCCTCATACCCATCAATCACTACAGGCATATCAGGATGAAACTGCTCTAACTTCTTAATCAAATCTTTTACCGTCATATCGCCACCAGTTCATCAATGTTTAGAATACGATAGTTAGGACCAATAACCGAACGATGCATGTGACCTGAGTAAATCATGGGATTACCAAGACGGTCCCAGATACGCTGAATCACATCCATGTTCACATCATGCCAATCCTTGCCAACACCAAACCACATCTTTGCACTGTCATCGAAATGTGCCTTACACACTGATGTGGGAACATCATGAGTGATAAGTACATCAATCTTTTTGTTTTCAGCATTTTCAAACAGACGAAGCACTTCATGACCTGAAATGTTTTCTTCCTTGTCCCAATGCCAACCTTCATGTAAACGGATGGCTTTGTCAATACTCGCAGCACCACCCATGAAGGCAATCATCTTGCCATCAATCTCCATCACAGTGCCACGTGGGATATAAAACAAATTGGCATCATGCCATACTCGCGTTACTTCGGTGAGTTGTACCCACCGTGAACAATCATCATGATTGCCTTCAATGAAGTAAATGGGGATTTTTGATTCTTTAGCTATTGAATAAAAGCCACCTGCATTCTTATTGAATAACCCAAAGTCACCAACTTGAATGATGGCGGTGGCATCAACTTCTGTTGCTATCTGCACCGCACGGAATAATGGATTATTGTTGCCGTGAATATCACCAAGAAGCAGAATCATATCATCTCCATGTAAAGTACGGAAGGTGAGGGAGTCGAACCCACATAACCTTTCGGTCGGCTGTTTAGTAGACAGCTGCAATACCATTATGCGAACCTTCCAAAAAGCGCCCCCGATAGGATTCGAACCTATGACCCACAGCTTAGAAGGCTGTTGCTCTATCCATCTGAGCTACGAGGGCATACTGTAATATAACACATTCAGCCAGTTTGTCAAGTGTTAATTTTGTTCATATAACAATCTGCAACGCCGAAATGGTTCATCTGGATGACCACGGAAACCAATGGCATGCATACTTTCATGTGCTAGAATCCAAAATCTGCTTTCATACACTTCTGGTACGTAAATGGCGCTATCTTTGGGGCTGTAATATCCTGCCAAGTTTATGGAACCATCCACGGCATCAAAGCGAATGGTGCTTCCTGGTAGAACAATCCAAGTGATGTCCTCGTATTTCAATTCAGGTGTTACACCACTACATTTAACGGCATAATCATAGGCGTCATGTCTTTGCTTTTCTATTCGCAACGCCTTGGCTTCTGGTGTTTCACCCTTGTATATTAGAAAGAACACCACAAGAAATAGAACAACTAATATAATAATTGATATAATCTTTTTCATAACATCTCCTTAAAAAGTCCGCATCCTTGGAGTTGAACCAAGTACCTTTGCTTTATCAGAGCAACGTGCACACCACTTACACCTGATGCGGATATGGGGGTGGAAGGATTCGAACCTACTCGGGCGCTTAACCGACAGATTTACAGTCTGTTGCAGTCCTCCAACTCTGCGGCACCCCCATTACTTACGCATTACCAATTCTACAATTGCCCATATTAATCCGATGGCAATGGCGATACCATCACGATAATCAATAACTTGTTCTCGGCGTAAAATCCAATGCCATGTCAACCATGTCCAACCAGGTAGAAACAAAACTCTCCAGTAGGACCATCGTACATGATCCCAGATTGTTTCAGACAACGTATCACGATGCCCGCGTGGTAATGATATGGCTTCTATGATTAAGGCAAAAATGAAAACACCTAACCATATTCTGCGAAACACTTGTGTTGTTTTAGTTTGTTCTGTCATGTTTATCCGATTAAACACTAGTAGCACGGATCGGATTTGAACCGATATATTTCGCCTTATGAGAGCGATGCCTAAACCACTCGGACCACCGTGCCATAAAAACGGGATGGACGGGACTCGAACCCGCAACCTCTGGAGTGACAGTCCAGTGCGCTAACCGATTGCGCCACCACCCCTAAATGTAAGTTTACGTAACGAGGAGTTGAACCTCTTCGCTTAGCCAGCGCCTGTGTAGAATTGAACTACATTACCGGAGTATTTCATCCGATGCTCCAAATAGCTATCACATAAACTTACAGTACGTCCTGTAATTTTAAAACCAACGAATCATACCAATGATGTCAATCATCAACCACACGCCATTTACAATCATCATGGGATAATCATGCTTACGCCAGAAGCTATGTAGCATGCCACCATGACCGAAAAAGAAAAACACATACGGGATGAACAATGGTACGGGCAACTTTCCTGCCAACATCACACCACCAAGAATCAATAAGATAACTGCCCACCACTTGCGTTTCACCAAGGCATGTTCTTCCGTCTCAGTTAATGTTTTCGGCTTTGCAAACAAAATGTCTTTCATAACGCCTCAATAAGTTAAATAAGCTCCCAGAGAGGGATTTGAACCCCCGACAGGGTGATTAACAGTCACCTGCTCTACCTAGCTGAGCTATCTGGGAATAGATTGATTGTGCGGGACTTCTCAACCCGCTATGGCTTCATTGAATAGAAGTACCTCGATTCTTTGGTTTACAATCAAAATCAGGTAGGAGGGATTCGAACCCTCTTCCCCCGCTCCACAGGCGGGTGCCCCTGCCATCTGGGCCGCATACCTGTTAGACGCCACCGGACGGAGTCGAACCGCCGACGCCCAGCTCTTCAGGCTGGCGCTCTACCAACTGAGCTACAGTGGCTAGTCCCACAAATGTTCGTAATACTTTCCAAACAATCGAAATCCGTTGCTGATACGTTCGTGATGTGCTTCACGATGCTCCCAATCAACATCATCAACTACTTTACTTTCAAACGCAAAAATCATTTCATCCATTATCCAATCCCAACGCTTGAAATGATTGTCATCTGTATCCCATGCATTTTCAGTAGGTGGAGCTGCTGAAGTGCGAAGGTGTTCAGGAACATCTGCATCATCTGTATATGGAGCACCTTGTTTGGTTTCTCTCAATTGCTTTAACATGGGAACAACAATGTGCGCCAAAGTGTAATCCATACTCCAAGTATCCCACTTATCAATACGTACTCTTATCTTTCGTTCTTTGCTGTGGTCTTTCGGATAACGTCCAATATATGCTTTCATATTATTTGCTCAGGCTATGACGAACAGGTCGTCCGGTTTCATCTACTGCTACAAATATCATTTCATCAATATTAACGATGGTTCTTTGTGTTGTCAAGTCCCGAACCTGAACTTCCAACGTGATGGAAGTTTTTCCCACCTTTTTCAGAGCAATACCAATTTCTACAATATCACCTTGAAAGGCAGGCGCAATGAAATTTATAGCTGAAATGCTTTTCGTTACCACGCGCTTATGTCGCATCTCAATGCCAGCATAAATTGCTGCTTCTTCGTCAATCCATGCCAAACACCGACCACCAAACAAGGTGTTATTGGCATTCAAATCACCTGGCTGTACCAACTTCCTTGTTAGAAATCTCATGTTATCTCCATAATGTATAAAGAGCGGGTAACGGGGTTCGAACCCGTGACATCAACCTTGGCAAGGTTGCGCTCTACCAACTGAGCTACACCCGCAAATGCATCCTGTAGGAATCGAACCTACAACCTAGTGATTAAGAGTCACGTGCTCTGCCAATTGAGCTAAGGATGCAGATTCAAAAAGAGCTCCCGGTGGGATTCGAACCCACAGCGTTTCTTAAGTGCTGGTTTACAAAACCAGTGCAATCAACCGTTATGCGACAGGAGCGTAAAACTTATTTATTAGAGTAATAAAGCGGGAAAGGTGTTGTCCTGCAATCAGGTGATAGGTAGTTGCAACTCCTATCTGTGTATCACCCCGAAATCGTCGGGTCATGACCACCCCTATACATCGTCGCTATTCATCCTCAATTCAGTTCCAGTGAATTGTTTGCTGTGTCCTAGGGTGAACCCTATGTACGTTATCAGTTTTCGGATGCCTTTCCATACGACCACTAACCGAGTAAGACTCGTCCTGCCATATTACCCATTCATCATCCAACCGCCAGATTGAAACTTTGATTCTTTCCGACGCTTGTAATATTCTTGTTCGTTATGCTTTCTTTGTAATTCATTTGCCCAGGTCCATCCACAATTAGAACAATCATAATTCCAAATGCGAACTGGGAAACTTCCCCACCGTTCTGTATACATAACAGGCTTATCGTTAGGCATACATTCGGTATTACACTTTGGGCAAATTTCTGGGATTTTCGTCGCCATAAATTCTCCTTGAAGTGAAAGAGCACGTGGCGGGAGTCGAACCCGCGTCTCTAGCTTGGAAGGCTAGGATAATAGCCGTTATATGACACGTGCATAGTAGTGAGGAAGTGCGATTCTTTTGCCTTTAGGTCTTCCGACGTTCGGGTACCACCCTCGACAACCTCACTACAAATCCGCCCGGGTGGAATTGAACCACCTACCAACCGTTTATAAGACGGCCACTCTAACCGATGAGCTACGGGCGGAATAAACTACCAGTGGACTTAGGGTCTGATTGGTTTTCCGTTGCTCATCGTCCTACAAGTGCACCCCCTGGGATTCGAACCCAGCCCTAAAAGATTAAAAGTCTCTTGTGCTAACCGCTGACACTAGGGGTGCATTACTACAGTGCTCCGAGTCGGAATCGAACCGACAAGCCTTTGGGGCGGGAGATTTTAAGTCTCCTGTGTTTACCGATTTCACCATCGGAGCATTTCATTACTGCCATTCATTCATTTCATTTGTTTTCAATCAACTTTATTAATATACAACATCTACTTTCATTTGTCAAGCCCTACATGCTCTCAGAGGGAGTCGAACCCCCACGGTTTCCCGCCAGATCCTAAGTCTGGTGCGTCTGCCAGTTCCGCCATGAGAGCGTTTTACATGTCGGGAGGGAATCGAACCCCCAACCGCTGGTTTTGGAGACCAGTGCTCTACCAATTGAGCTACCGACATATAAACGGACAGTGAGGGATTCGAACTCTCGGAACCTTTCGGTTCGACGGTTTTCAAGACCGTTGCAATAGACCACTCTGCCAACTGTCCTTCAGTCGGGGAAACAGGATTCGAACCTGCGACCCTTCGCTCCCAAAGCGAATGCTCTAGCCGGGCTGAGCTATTCCCCGATTTATGCTCCCGGTGGGAATCGAACCCACAAAACCAGGTTTTTGAGACCTGTACGTATGCCAGTTCCGTCACAAGAGCGTTATGGACAGTGAGGGATTCGAACCCCCGACCTTCGCTGTGTAAAAGCGTTGCTCTAACCAACTGAGCTAACCGTCCTATGGATCCAGTCGGGATCGAACCGACGACCTTTCGCTTGCAAAGCGGATGCTCTCCCAGCTGAGCTATGGACCCTAACCATCTACCTTACTTGGCAGCGTCTCCTGACCGAGGAACAATGGTCGTACCATCATTCTTAACGGTATCCGTTACTACGCCACCGCCACCACCGCCAGTTCCAGTTCCACCAGTAGAAGGCGGAGTATCCGTCTTGGCACTACCCGTGCAGGCAACCATCGTGAAAGCTACTGCTGCAAGAAACATATTACGCATAATGTAATCTCCTGTTTTAGTTTTTACTGCTAAATATGCATCATCATGATGCAAGTGGCTCGCTTGGGAGTCGAACCCAACTTTCTAGGTTATGAGCCTAGTGTGACACCGGTTCACTTGCCAGCTCCATTGCCCACCATGGAATCGAACCACGATTCGTTGATCCAAAGTCAACTGTATTGCCATTATACGAGTGGGCAGTAGTAGGGAGAATGTGTTTGGGTGTTTTCTAGGCACCCAAGGTGGCTAGCGGTCGCGACCGCTTCTCCCTCACCTTTGCAATTCACCCATCAGAATTGCGAACATTACTCCATACCGTATCGGAGATATGGTGCCGGTGGGTTCATGTTTTAACGTCAGACCACCCAACGAAGCTGACGAGAAAAGTACGGCGTACGGGAGTCGAACCCGTCTTACGGGAGTGAAAGTCCCGTGTCCTAACCGATAGACGAACGCCGCATACTGCGGTTAGATACCGTCCTTTGACATGCCTTATAAGGACTTTGCCTATTTCGGCTCTCTCCGGCGCTACGTGGGCTCCAAAGTCCCATCGTATTCCTAACCGCCACATCTTGAAGTGTCTCTGTTTTCAATCAACGTTTTGCTTCATACTTTAAACATAACTCACTGTACTTCGTTTGTCAAGCCCTGATTTCAATCTTTTTTGAAATTGTTTCGTTCTTGACTATACTTAAATATAAAGCCCTGGGACTCATTTGTCAAGCCCCAGGGTTAAGTCGTTGGAAATCAATAACTTACGTCTTTTTGGGCTTTTTCTTCTTAATTTTTGATGGTACTTGTTCAATATTAATCTGTGCTCCGAGTGTTGTCAAGACCTCAAACATGTTTGGGTAAACTGTCAATAACGTTTGATCCTTGATATGCACCAACACATTGGCTTCTTTCCAATGCATACCTTCCAACATTTGTAACCAGGACATTTCTCTTTTATGTGTTGGAATCTTTTGCATAGGTCCGTTCGCTTGAAAATTTCTAATTCTGCGGAATTCTTGTCGGGCTGTTGTGTTGGATACACCGTCAGGGAGGGTGGTTTCTGCCTTGTATGTATCAGGCATCCCTTCAGGCAATCCTGCCAACCGTTCTTCCTTAATTACTGCCATACGCATGAATTGAGCAAATGTCGAATCAATTGTGGCAACTTGCTTGGCACGGGTCACTTGGTCTTCAAGTGTTTCACCTTCAGCAATAAAATCAAGTTTTTCATTTATCATCATGTTGGCATTCAACTTCATATCAAAACTCCGTGATGTGCTCCATGAGATTCTTCATCTTATGGGCAATAAAGTAATTAAGCAATTGGGTCTTATCCCGCGTATCTTTTTGTGATACGTAGTTATTTATAATAGTTTTGCTAATATCCTCGGGAATATTTCGCAAATCCACCAATTGTGCATTACGACGGATGTTGGCTTCATGGGGCGTGCCATCCCAATCAGAGATGGACAACTTCTTCCACTCCTCTAAATCCTTTTTACGGATAGGCTTTTGCCGACCGCCAGACACGAACACATCATCGGCTGACAGGAAGTTAGGCACGCCATCTCCCTTGTCACCCATGAGAATATGTTCCATGACAATCTTATCAATGCTTTCCTCAGCCTTCACCCACTTCTTATGAATGGGAGAATACTGCTTCACATTCTTATACCGCTGGAGCTGTGTGAAGTCATGGTCACCAGACAAGATAAGTACAGGCTGGGGTTCAAAGTCCAAGCCGTCCTGAATTAAATCATTTTCCTGCGTCCACATGGCAAGAGTGGCAATAACGTCATCTGCCTCGGCGGTATCCACCTCAATCACAGGATATGGGAAGTGCTCGGCAATTTCCACCTTGATTTGATTCAATGCCTCAAAGATGGCATGCCAATCAAAGCCGCTATCATCACGCGCCTTCTTTCTATTTGCCTTGTAATGTGGGAACACCTGCTTACGCCAATACTTTTTATTGTCGCAGGCAATTACGATATTTCCAAATTCATTCCCATACTTCACCTTGTAACTGCGAAGTGCGTTCACAATCATGTGGCGAATAAGTGGAGTGCTAATCTCCACATCAGTTCGTCCACGAAGCTCTCCCATCAGAGTGCTAATTGCCGTTTGGCTGTAGTCAACAATAATCATAATTATCCTTATAGGAAGTTTTTACAATCTTCGTTAGGCTCTAGATGACACATATGGACAGTGTTCACAACCAGAGCACCTTGTTTTTCTTTTCTAGCACAGTCATTACATAAAACATAACGTATGTGCATGTATTTGTCAATATCTAGATACTCAGGACGACAGGTGGAAGCAATGTGTTCCACACCTTCATCCACTTTATTTTGATAAAATCGTGCACAACATTCTGGAATATTACTATGTATTCCAAAATGATAATGGTAATCTTTCATAGTTTAATAGGGCGTACTTTTGGTAACAGTTGATTACATGCTTGCATGTACAAATCTCTGCAAGCCATTTCAATTGCCTTTTCTGGGTCATGCGTGCCATATAAAAGGTCTTCCGTGATAACTACACGCATTTCATATGTTCTAACGTTTGGGTCATAACTGACGCAACGACAATGTTTTCCTCGCGTCAATTTTTCCACTTCAGCAACTCGTTCAGCAATCTCCCGATTAAATTCTGCTGTCAAGGCAGCTCGCTGAACTTCCAACTCCTCAGCGAGCTCCTTGGCGAAAAACTTTTTCAAATTACTCATTAGTCAATTCGGAGAATAAGCATATTATCATTCATGCGACCCGTCAACTCGCCACACTTGGCGCGAATGGTCTCAAACCAATTCACCGTCTGATTCTTCCGGAGACCCATGAACATGGTAAGCTGTTCATCAGGCTTACGGAGAATCTTCTCGCACGTCACCTTGAATCCCTGAATCTTGTTTGCCTTCACGAACAGGCTATTCTTCACCTCAGCCTCGTAGTAGCCAAGACGGCGCTTCTTGGTATCGTAAATCCATACCATGTTGGCACCAATGATGTCCACAGGATTCTTGGATTGCATCCCATCAAACTCCTTCATGTACCGGAGCTTGCTCGCCATCTTCTTCTTATCAGTCGGCTTGCGCTTGCGAATACGCTGCGACTTGATACGTGTGGACTGCTGTGAAATGGCATCCACGACCTGAGTGAAAACATCAATAATCTTTTTGAAATTGCGCTTTCCGATATACTTGTATCCCTGGGCAAGCTGTTCATCCTCGCCAGCATATGCCTGGTTCCATTCAATCAAATTGCGATTAAGATAATCCTGCACGAGCTTGAGCTGTGGACCCTTGAAATTCTGTGCAAGAATATCCCCAGAAATTTCCTCGGGCGTAGCTAAATTACCTTCAAAGGCATCATCCACCCGCACATCCAGGTCGGAGATGATACCTGCCACTTGCTGCTTGATTCTGTCCTGAATGGTCGGGCGTTGAACAGTAGGTGTAGCTGTCGTGGCAGCGCGCGTACGCTTTGCTGGCTTCACGGCATTTGCCACATAATCCTGAAGCTGCTTAATGTGCTTTTCAGACAAAGGAAATCCTTGCATATGGATGCGCGCCATCACGCATAGAGTCTTGTCAACACGGCTAACATCGCGCCATGCTGCAATATCCTGCTTTGCCGTTTTCGGGCGATGTTCCTTGATCCACGCCTCAACATACTTCACAAGGTCCTTGTCGCTGGCACAATAATTATGCCAATTCAAGGCGCGAAGAATTTCCTTGTTATACTGATCCTCAGCCACATCCACATCAAGCCATGTGGGTTCATCACCAATAAACTTGGCGTCGGAAGCTGGGGGTAGTACCGTGTGCAACGTCATGTTAGACCTCAATCTTAGTGATGGAATCCCAACGGAATGAGCGCCATGCTTGCTTGTCAATGTCCCAAACCGGACACACTTCGGGATTGACAGCGCGCTCCTTGGTAGTCTCCGCCTTCTCAACCTTCGGGATGAATGACTCATTCAAGGTACAGCGCATTTCACGCACTGACCCGTCATTCTTTGTAAATGTGATGGTAATAGCAGACGCGCGCAGAATATTACGGATACCTTCGCGGGTCACATTATCTAGATGTTCCATACAGCCTCCATGTTTTAGAGTATACTTAAATATACACTATTTCAGCCGTTTTGTCAAGTCCCGCCGTAAGTGCTTATATTTCAATCACTTGCGGTAGGGGATTTCACCATTTTGAACCAGGCGCCCGGGTTCCATTCTGTCATATTTGTGATGTTATCTTTAATTGTATCTTTTGTGATACTTTCTGGTTCAGGTGGCTCAGGCTTATCTTTTAATTGTTGATTGGCAGCAATTACCAACAATATGGCTAACGGGTCAAACACAAAGATAATCATCAAGGTGAGCAATCGCACTGCCTTGTCAAGTGTGGTGGCGTCATCACTACCATATATCATCTGAGCAATATATTTAATGGGACCCACTTCCGTTTCCAATTGTCGTTGACCAGCATTCAGTTTGGCGCGTTCGGCGCGTAATTCAACAATTTTTCTGTTACTTGTTGCTATAGTTTCATTTAATGAGACTCGTTCTGTTCTTTGTGAATTACGCAATGACACGGCGCGAGCAGCCGTGCGTTCATTACCAGACAAGGTTGATATGGCTTTATCCAATTGTTGTATTGTGTTCTTGGCACTTGCAATATCATCTTGTTCTTGCGCGATTTGATTGTCAATTAAAACAATCTGGTCTGAATTGGCACCTAAGTTTTGTGTGCCTTCCACATGAGCCTTGGTTAAATACCCGAAGATACCAATACTCGTAATGAAACTCAACACCATGACAGCACTAATGAAATATCCTTTCAT